AGAAAGAGGTGATTTTAAAGACTGGGGAGAAGATAGAGAGTATGATGACAATCATGAAGATGAGTATTAAAAAATAAAACTTGCTTTTTTACGGAAATAAAACTATAGTATTCGGATAACTGATAACTCGGAGGATAGAAATGAAATTACGAGCTTACCAAAACGAAGCGGTATCAGCTGCATATGCTGCGCTTTCACTAAAAAAGAACCCAGTGTTGCAACTCGCAACTGGTACTGGTAAATCCCTTATTATTGCGGAATTAGCTAGGTTATACAAGGCTGAAGGCAAACGAGTCTGGATTCTTACGCACGTTCAGCAACTGGTAAAACAGAACGCAGCTACTTATTTGAAGTACACTGGTGAGAGAGCTGGTGTGGTCTGCGCTGGGTTAAACCGAAAAGACACCAATGAATCTATCATATTCGGCACTATTCAAAGCATGAATGGTGTCTTGAGTGAGATGGAAGACCCAGACCTCATCATTATTGATGAAGCACATAGAGTCCCGCATAATTATGGCGAGCCGACTCTTTATGAGAATATACTGCGTCGGTTTAGTTCTGCATTACGCGTTGCTATGACTGCCACCCCATGGCGCATGGACAATGGTATCATTTACGGTAATGGTGAAGAGTTTTTCTTTGACACCTTAGCTTATAATTACACTGTGACTAAAGCTGTTGATGATAAATGGCTCTGCCCTCTTGTGGGTGTTGAGACTGATATTCAACTTGATGTTCAGAACATATCTGTTAGCGGTGACTTCGTGCAAAAAGAAGTTGAAGAGGTTCAGACATTTGAGTGGTTAGAAGCAGTCGTCAAATCTCTTGATCAATTAGCAGGTAACAGGAACTATTTAGCTGTTTACTGCCCGACAGTTCAGACTGCCACTTGGACTTCACGTCTTATTAATGCTTCTACATCTCGTCGCTCTGCCGTTCTTACCGGAAACATGGATCAAGAGCAGCGTAATAAAGTCTTTTCTGATTTAGATAACGGTGAGATATCTGTAATATGCTCAGTTGATATGATAACTACTGGGTTCGACTTCCCTGCCTTGGATTGCATAGTATGCCTGAGACCTACACTTTCCTCCAGCCTGTGGGTTCAAATTCAGGGCAGGGGAACCAGACTACATGAAAGTAAGAACAACTGTCTGGTTCTAGACTACGCTGGTAACCTTATCCGCTTAGGTGGGGTTGACATGTACGAAACATTCTACAGGCAGAATGGTGAGAAGGTAGACGCTACCGAACCTCAGAAACCATACGAGAAAAAGCCTAGGGCGCTGTATCCAGGGCTAACTACTATACTTCCTATTGACCCCATGACGGGGATGGTTGCAGGTAGCTCCTCGGAGTTAGAAGTCCCTGTGCATAAAGTTAATGCTGTCGTTATGCGCACACGCAACAGTACTCAGCCGATGTTGATGGTGACTTACACGTGCTCCACTCCCGAGAACGCTCGCATAAACGCGACAATGTTTATAAATACGTCATCACCCAAGGATAAAGACCATGAGTTCTTCCGTAGACGTAGGATGGTGGTCAGTTTACCTATGCCAGCTAACCGAGTTTCATATTTAGTTAAGAATGCTCAACTCCCGAAAACTGTCAAAGTTAAAAAGAATGGCAAGTATTGGAATGTCATTACTGAAAATTTTAACAGTCTGCGGGGAGCAGCATAAATGGCAAAGACTCCTAAGCACATATGGGCTGTTGAAGATGAGCCAAGCACCCTAGATTACGCTCTAGCCTATGCTAAACTTGGGTGGTATGTGCTGCCTGTCTGGTCTGTTGATAATAATGGTGATTGTCGTTGCGGCAGACCTAACAATGAATCAGGTCATAAGCCAGGAAAGCATCCTCAATCTACATTGACACCGCATGGTCATCATGACGCTACTATAAGTGAAGAGACTATAAAAGAATGGTGGTCTACTGACCCCAACGCAGGGATTGGTGTCAGCCTTGCACACTCAGGTCTTATTGCGCTTGACATTGACCCTCAGAATGACGGACAGGAGTCTCTCTCCCGTTTAGAGGCTGAGCACGGTGTTTTACACTCCGAATGTGTAGCTAAGACTCAAGGAGGTGGGGAGCATCGTATATTTAAAGCTGATCCTGACATGTCTTATCCTGGAACTCTTGATAAAGGTTTAGACCTCAAGCATCATGGTTACATATGCGTTGCACCTACCTTGGGTGTGAGTGGTGATTATAAATGGAAGGTGGCTAGCTCCCCTTTGAGTAAGTCTAACCCTGTTAAACCTTCCCAACTACCTGACTTGATTAAAAGTAAAGCGAGAGCTCCTGCTACTTACTCTCTGACTGAGAAAAACGGTACACCTATTGCTACTGCTCAGACGTTTGATGACTTGCGTGATGCTCTCAAGTATGTTGATGCTGATGATTATACCACTTGGGTTAATGTTGGTACAGCATTGAAACCATACGGAGAGAACGGTTATAAAGTCTGGACTGAGTGGAGTTCAGGTTCTGACAAATTTGATGCTGCTAACCAGCGTAAGAAGTGGGAGCGAGACATTGACAATCCTCATTCAATTACTTACCGCAGTATATTCAAGATGGCTATTGACAATGGCTGGGTAGGAAAGTACAGCAAGGAAGCTGAGGTGATACTTGAAGGGGATCATCCGTTAGCTTTAGAAGCCTCGTCACATTCCGGTGCACGTGAAGTTACAGTCTTTGAGTACATCTTTGATGACTTCATGTCTACTGGTGTTAACGTGGTAGCTGGTGCTCCAGGAGTGGGTAAGACTACTTTAATAATACCTATGGCTCTGGCCACTGCTCATCTCTGTCCTGTTGAGTTTGAACTGAGACCGCTCGTCAGGCGTAATGTAATAATTATAACTGAATCTGTAGTACAGGTGCAGAGGGTGATATACTCTCTGTGTAACTGGGGCATGACTGGTATGCGACCTGAAGACTTCGAGCAGAGGGTTAAGGTTATTCAAGCGCATAGGTTAGACCCTAAAATAGTTGCGCAAGTAGCGGAACAATATAAAGAATGGACGACACCTAATGAAAAAGCTAATGGCGAAACTTACGACGCTCTACCACTCGTTGTGTTTGACACTGCAAACGCAGTATTTGATCTTGAAAACGAAAATGACAATGCTCAGGTCGGGCGTGCAATGGCGTATATCAAACAGTCTTTCTTGGGTTTTCCGGTTATCATCGTCAGCCACACCGCAAAGGTTTTGGGATCGGGTGAGTCTGACTATCTCTCTCCTAGAGGAGCGTCTGCTTGGACGGGAGATGCACATGGGGTTTATACAGTATTTAAAGACGGGGATGATAATCATGCACCTCGCATTCTTAAGGCTACTAAGGTTCGTTTTCCTACGACCTTTCCAGAGCTTACGTTCGATGTGGTCACGAACAAAGAAGAACACAAAAACGTCCTAGGATACGATGCAGACATCTGGTTCATGCACTCAGTGGCTCGGGTGCTCCAAGCTGGCGAACGTGCACAACTTAAAGAAGAGATTAAAGACGCTAAAGAGTCGGAACAGTGGGAGCGCATCTGCGATGACCTCGTCACTCTCATCAAGTGTGATCCTGGTAAGAGTCGTAGCTACTACGAGCGTAAGAGCATGGCTGATGGTGGGGTTAAAGCTAGTCAGGAACGTAAGGAGCGAGCCATTGATAACCTGATCAGCTCAGGTAGAGTTGAGAAGGTGATGCTTGATAAACCTGTCGGTAGAGCTAACCACTATTTACAGGTTGATTTGGGTGTGGAAGAGTCAGTTGAAAGAGGTAAATATGCGGTGTAAAGTGATTGATCGTTCGGGTAATCGTTCAAACCATCGTGCCGACCGAACGATTACCGCTCGAGGGACGGAGGAGAGGGCATTTCTGCCTCTCTCCGTAGTCGGTCAGACGGTTCTCAGGTTGATCGTTCGTTCGGTTGCACTCTCTAATAGAACGAACGATTACTTTCCTGTTTACTTTTTTAATGAATGGAAGTATAGTGAGTTGCAAACTAGAAGTAGGGGAGTCTTTAATGTCTGAAGACGATGAGAAGAAGGAACCTAAGGTCGTTAAGATACGTCCTGGAGCTAGGAAGCATGACCGTCAGGCTATCATGAGTGCTCTTCTCCCTCTGCTTCAAGACGGTATGAGTCTGACTGCTGCTTGCGGCATAGTTCCCGAGGCTCCGACTTCTAGCCAGATTCTGGACTGGATCTCCACTGAGCCAGCCTTAGCCGAGCAGTACGCGCTCGCGCGTGAAGCTGGATACAGAATGATAGCTGATGAAATACTTTCAATCAGTGATGAAAACTACACAACAATTGAAGAGGATGTAGTTGACGAAGCTGGCGTCCCTGTCGTTGACGGAGACGGGATGAGGCTGCAAAGACGAGTAAAGGTTCCGCTGTCAAGTGAAGCCATTCAGCGTAACCGACTGCGCATTGATAGCCGCAAGTGGATGCTTAGTAAGATGCTGCCCAAGGTGTACGGGGACAAGCTACACACTGAGCACACAGGGCAGGACGGAGGTCCGATACAGTTAGCGGCAGTAGACTTGAAATCCCTCAGCGACGATGAAATTGAAAGCATGACTAAAATGATGAAGAAGATTGAGGACTCTCAATGAATCAGATGTCTGCCTCTTCTTCCACTACTTCCCCAGCTGTCATGCTGGACCTCTTGAAGGAGGAGAAAGAAAGACGCAATGCTGCGGCGTCCCTCTATGAGTTCGTTAGGCAGTCCTGGCATGTCGTAGAGCCTGGAGTGCCATTCATTGGTGGCTGGCACATAGAGCAAATCTGTGAGCACCTTGAAGCGTGTTCTGGAGGGGATCTGAGGAAGCTGCTGATCAACATACCACCACGCCATTCCAAATCTACGATCGTTTCCGTCATGTGGCCTATGTGGGAATGGCTAACAGATCCAGCTCAAAAGTTTTTGTGCGCCAGTTACTCCGGCAACCTAAGCATTCGTGACAACCTAAAAGCCAGACGGCTGATACAATCCCCTTGGTATCAAGATAGGTGGGGTCACATGTTTAGGCTTGCCGGAGACCAAAACGCTAAACAGAGATATGAGAATGATAAAACAGGATATCGCCTAGCAACATCGGTAGGTGGTACTGCGACAGGTGAGGGTGGTTCAAGGTTATTACTTGATGACCCTCATTCTGCACAGGAAGCTCAATCAGATGCTATCCGTGAATCAGCTCTTGAATGGTTTGACGTTGTTTGGTCTACTCGTTTGAATGATCCCAAGGCTGATGTCATGGTCACTATCATGCAGCGTTTACATGAGAGAGACATAAGTGGTCATATAATAGATGACATTGGAGGGTGGGAGCACCTAATGATACCCGCAGAATGGGATGGTGTTAGGAGAAAAACCAGTGTGGGTCCATATGATCCAAGACAGAAAAAAGGCGAACTCATATGTCCCGATAGATTCGGGGAAGATGAAATAGCTGATTTGAAAAAATTATTGGGTGCTTATGGTTCAGCTGGTCAGTTACAACAGGAGCCCACTCCATCGGAGGGTGGTATATTAAAGACTCAGTATTTTGAACTTTGGCCGCACAACACAGGTCTGCCACCATTCGAGTACATCTTGCAGAGTTATGACTGTGCGTTTACAGAAAAGTCAACAGGTGACCCCACTGCATGTACAGTGTGGGCTATATTCACCCATGACGGAGCACGCCATGTCATGTTAATAGATGCATGGGATGAACACTTAGCATACCCTGACCTTAGAGCGAAGGCGATAAAACAGTGGGGAACTGAGTATGGCGGTATGAGTAAGGATTCTCCGTTCAGTAGGAAAAAACGTCCCGACAGGATTCTCGTCGAGGCGAAGGCGAGTGGCCAATCTCTTTTGCAAGACTTACGTCTTGCTAAGGTTCCCGCCATACCGTATAACCCAGGAAATGCCGACAAGGTGAGTCGTGCTCATCAAGCAGCTCCTACTCTTGAATTAGGTTTAGTGTGGATACCAGAGTCTAAGAAAACTCCAGGACACGCTGTTTCATGGGCACAGCCATTTATAAAAGAGCTCTCTAAATTCCCAGTGGGCGCACATGACGATTATGTAGATACATTTACACAAGCGATAATTTATTTAAAAAATGATGGTTTCTTTGATTTACCTCAAGCTAGAGATATGGACGAACCTCAGCTCAGGCTGGTAGAAAATGTAAACCCTTATGCGGTATAGAGGAATGCACGATGGAAGCAGAACTTAGTTCTATGTTGATCTGGAATATCATACTCACCTTAGTCATAGCACCAGCACTATGGACATTCCGCTCAATGATGAGTGAATTAAAAAGAATAGACATATTATTAAATCGCACGCGAGAAGATTACGTAACCCGCAAAGAAATGCGCGACGATATGAAAAGCGTATTAGATGCATTACATAGAGTTGAAGACAAGTTAGACCGCGTCTTGAGCGGGGGAAGTTAATATGGCGAAACAAGACATGATAATAAATCCCATTACGGGTGAAATAGATTTAGATTTACATAGAATAGTAAAAGGTTTTTCTAAGGGTGGTCAATCATTAAAAGATTCTTTGGAACTAGACACACCGCGCAGAACACCTAGCCATCCTAGCAGCTCCCATGTCGTAAAGACAAAAGTGGATGGCAAAGATAAGATGATCAGGTTCGGAGAGCAAGGAGCGAAGACAAACCAGAACCCTAAGCAGCGGAAAGCTTTTAAAGACCGCCACGCGAAAAATATCGCTAAAGGTAAGTCGTCTGCAGCTTATTGGGCAGACAAGGTGAAATGGAAAGCAGCTGAGGGTGGAGCGGTTGAAACCGGAGGACCCGTAGATCTAGCTCGTAATGTTATAGGCCAAGGTTTATTATTAGGTTGGGGCGACGAAGCTGAAGCATGGGTTAGATCTAAATTAGGCGAGAGCACTTACGAAGAAGCAGTGGCGGAAATAAGAGCAGGTAACGAAGCTTACTCCGAAGACAGTCCTTACGCTTCACTTGCAGGAGAAATATTAGGAGGATTGATACCCACCGCAGCAGCGTTGGTGGCGACTCCTTTTACGGGCGGTGCTTCAACAGCTGCAGCGAGCAGTAATCTTGCCCGACTCGCTAGCATAGGAGCGCGAAGACTAGGACCTCTAGGAACAGCTGGTGTTGTAGGGGCAACCGAAGGAGCCATCGCTGGCGCAGGTATGGCAAAAGAAGGTGAAAGATTAGAGGGTGCGGGAACTGGGGCAGTTATAGGAGGCACTCTAGGAACTGGGCTGCAGAAAGGCTCAGAACTTGCAATTAATGCTATAAACAAAAGAGCTTTGAATAAAGCAGCGTCTCAAGTTCCTGATGATTCAGCTTATGATGCGCTAAGGCAGAAGTATCTAGACCAAGGTATGATAGTGCAAGCAGTACGAGAACCAGGAGACCAAATATTAGACACTGCGCCAGTAGATGATGCCCTCACTAAATTACGTATCAACTTTAATGAAATAACAGAAGAAAGTTCGGAAGCATTAAAAGATTGGACGAACACTAAGCTGCGTAAATTCATATTAAATGAAATGGGTTCAAAGAATGACAGCGTCAGGCTTGCCGCAGATGAAGGATTTACATTAGGACCAGGAGACTATGAAACGCTAGCTGACGATGCTATTAGTCAAAACACGCAAACTGCGGGCACGTATTTAAATCGTTATAATATGTTTATGGATGATGATTTCATTAGCTTAGGAGACGGCACTCCAATGCGTGAATCTGCGATGGGTCAAAAAGTCGTAAAGCTAGTCGAAGAAAACCCATGGTTGAGTAAAGTTCCTCCTGAAACAGTTATAAGAGATGTAGATGAATACGCATTAACTAATAATTTAAATTTTCAACATATGATTGATGAAATTACAAACGCCATGGATCCCAACACTAGCTTACCAAGACAGCTACAGATATCGCCTAAAGATTTGAAGAAAATATCCATGCGGCAGATGGTAGAAAAAATAAGTAAGATTAATGACTGGAGAATGAAAGAAGCTGACAAGGTTGGTAAAAAAGAATTACTGGATAACATTGCCAATACTGACACAGTTATAGATCTACCTGATTTTGATTTAAGTTTTGTTGATAAAAAAGGTGGCGGTTGGGTGCAGATGCCTGATGCTGCGAGTGATTCAGGAGGCAAAGTCTGTACAACTATAGGTAAATCTGGTGGATGGTGTACTCAAGGAAAAAACATGGCTGAGAGCTACGGATCCGGAAGTAGTAGGCTGTATGCGTTGCTTGATGGTGAAGGTCGTCCTCACATACAGATGAATTTAACAATTGACGATAGCGTAGATGGAGGTTCATTAGTTCTCGGAGAAGTTAAGCCCATAGGTAATGGTTTCTTTTCTGAGAAAACTCAAAACTATATGTCAAAAGATCCTCAATATAGAACTAAATTAGGTAGCGCATTAAAAACTTTTTTGAATGAAAATAAAAATGACATATCTACAGACCGCATTACGATGGGGGGAACCCAAGACATATTAGATTTTGGCATATTTGATATGAAAAACAGCGATCATGTTCAAGCTAAATTAGAGGATATATTTTCAGAAGAGCTTGACAAAGGCATGGCATCTGTAGTTGATGAGAGCTTTCAAGCGATGCTTGCAGGGAGTCAAGCTGACGGTGTTGAAATACCTCGGTTTTTAACCAGAAGCGAATTCGTTGAATTAATGGATCCTTACACTATCGTTAGTGACTCAGGATATGCCAAAGGTGGAGCAGTTTATAATCCTAATTTAATTAAGAAGAATGCAGTACAACTATTAATGGAGGCTAACAATGGCTGAAGAAGAAATAGAAGTAGTCAAGGAAGAAATGACTATGATTGAGCTACCCGAGGAGTCTCTTGAAGTTGAAGATACTGCAGACGGTGGAGCTATGATAAAAATGGAGTCTATTACCGTAAAAGAAGGTAACGAGCACTTCGCCAATATTGTAGAAGATGTTGACCAAGGTAAACTTAAAAAAGTTATAAACGACCTGTTGACTAAAATCAATCGTGATAAAGAAGCTCGCCAAAAAAGAGACAAGCAATACGAAGAAGGGTTGCGTCGTACAGGATTAGGTGATGACGCTCCAGGAGGTGCTCAGTTTAGCGGTGCTAATAAAGTTGTACATCCTATGTTAGTGGAAGCTTGCGTTGATTTTTCTGCGAGGTTCATCAAAGAAATATTTCCTCCCACAGGACCTGTCAAAAGTAAAGTGATAGGCGAGCAAGATAAAGCTAAAGTAGAAAAAGCTGCGCGTAAGACTGAGTTTATGAACTGGCAGACAACTGAGCAGATGATTGAATTCCGCTCAGAGTTAGAACAGCTCAGTACGCAACTACCTTTAGGTGGTGGGCAGTATATGAAGTACATGTGGAATGCTCAATATAATCGACCGACCTCTGAGTTCGTACCGATTGATGACGTATACTTACCGTTCTCAGCTACTAACTTTTACACAGCTGAGCGTAAAACTCATGTTCAATATATTACTGGTATGGAATATGAGCGTCGAGTGGAAGTAGGTATGTATGCTGATGTTGATTTACCTAGCCCCAATGACCCAGAGTTTAGTAAAGCTGAAAAAGCTAATGAGAAAATTGAAGGTAAAGAAAACAATTCTTATAATGAAGACGGATTAAGAACGGTATATGAAATTTACACGTATTTAGATATGGAAGATGAAACTGGACTCGCTCCATATATTCTTTCTGTTGATAAGTCTTCCGATAAACCTTTATCATTATATCGTAACTGGGAAGAAGATGACCCTCGTATGAACGAGTTACACTGGATGGTTGAGTTTCCTTTTGTACCTTGGCGCGGAGCCTACCCTATCGGACTGACTCATATGATCGGGGGACTGAGCGGAGCAGCGACAGGTGCTTTGAGAGCATTACTTGACTCTGCCTATATACAGAACGTACCCACTCTATTAAAGCTTAAAGGAGGACCCAATGGTCAGACTTTAAATGTGCAACCGACTGAGATTGTGGAAATGGAAGGAGGAGCGTTAATTGATGACGTACGTAAATTAGCGATGCCTCTGCCGTTTGCAGGACCTAGCCAGACTCTATTTCAATTACTAGGCTTTTTAGTAAACGCTGGTAAAGGTGTTGTTCAGACTTCTTTTGAAAAGTTCGCTGATCAGAATCCTAACGCTCCGGTCGGAACAACCATGGCTATTATTGAACAAGGAATGGTAGTGTTTAGCTCTATACATTCCAGACTTCATGCAGCGATGGCTAGGAGCTTTAATATTATCCACCGCATCAATAGCATGTACTATACTCAAGAAGAGCTCGATGCTCTTGATGCAGGTTTAACTATAGCAGCTGAAGATTTCGCAGGACCTTCTGACGTAGTTCCTATCAGCAATCCTGCAATATTCAGTGAGGCTCAAAGATTTGCTCAGATTCAAGCTATAATGAATAGAGCCAAAGAAATGCCTCAGATGTACGATCAACGGGCTGTGGAAGAAATGTTCTTAAGGACATTAAAAGTTCCAGGAGCAGAGGTATTGAACCAACTGCCTGGAACAGAAGACAGAGATCCGGTAAGTGAAAATGTTGCAGTAGCTATGGGACAAGGCATATATGTTTTACCTCAACAAGATCACATAGCACATTTAGAAGTTCATATGCCGTTCTTAAAATCTCCCTTATTTGGAAGTAATCCAGCTATAACTCCTACCATGTTATATCCCATGGCTATGCATTTAAAAGATCATCTATTGAATTATTATTTAGTAGAAGCACATGACGCAGTTGATAAGGCTCAGAGTAAAGGTGTTATCAAAGATGACGCACCTCAACAAGTGGAAGTTATTTTACGAGTGCAGAAGTTTATAGAGCAGACCTTGGCGGGATTCGGTACAGAACTTTCTCAGTTAAATGAAGCTGCCCAACAATTTAAGCCTAAAGACCCTGTTGAGAGAGATCCTACTATGCAGATAGCTCAGATGAGTGCTCAAATAAAACAGAATGAGCTAGCCCAAAGATCAGAGATGGATAATGCCAAACTTCAATTAGATAATATGAAATTAGAAACTCAGTCGAGCCTACAACAGCAGAAACTTGCTCAAGATGCTGAAATTGAGAAAATGAAAATGGGAGCAAAAGAAAGGGATCTTAGAGAGAAAGTTGAAAAAGAGAACCTACAGCAGTTGGCTGAAACTGAAAGAACTAATATCAGAGAGATGTCAGAAACTGATAGACTGCTCACTAGAGAGAAAGGTGATGATCGTCGTAAAGCAGAAGATCTTGCGGCACGCGAACGTATGAACGATGCTGACAATCGCACAGCTAAGGAATTAGCTGAAATGGAAATGGAAAACGATGAGAAAACTTCCTTCACCAGTGGTGGTGGAATTAACCCTAATCCCTAATCGTTCGTTCTATTAAGAAATAGACCGAACGAACGATTGGTAATTTAAAGGAGAAATATCACTATATGGCATTTTTACAGAGCAACATACCTTACTTCAAATGTTGGGTTAGGCGCGAGTACACACATAATCATGAGAAGTATCATGGTGAGTTTTTACACGCGATGGCAGTTGCTGTCACCACCATGCCTGAGAGATGTTTGAGCTTCCAAGTAATTTTTACGGGAGCTGAAACTTATGACAATGATGAACCTAATGTACATGGGGGAGCTATGTGGGCTAGAATGCCTATAACAGCTCTTGTGGCAGATACGGCAGTTGAAGAATGGGCAGACCCGATGAGTGTGCATAATGCTCAGCCTTGGGATTGCGCATCTAGAACTCATAGTGTGTATAAACTTGACAGATGCTCGCCATCACCTTGGTTGGCTAAAATTGAAGGTGAGTTTTATCCCGCTAAATATATGTTCACTGTTGATTACACAGACAGCGAAATAGCAGACGATCCTGCCCAACACAAACAGTCTCATGTTTTGGAATTACTAGACGCTGGTAATTGGACAGGTAATATAGTGGCTCTACCTAACAATAGAGTCAGGGTCACCTCCCCAGCTTGGTTTGAAGCAGGTGAAGGAGCACCAGACTTTCGTCCTTCTCAGTGGGCACACCACAGTAAGACGGATTTAGACTACGTTCTTGATGTGAATCAAGTTTTCAATAATTTATATGCGGAGAATGAAAATGAAGAGTAAAAGTTCTTTTCCTGATTTAACCGGAGACGGTAAAGTTACTAAGAAAGATATACTGAAAGGAAGAAATGTTGAAGGTTTTAAGGAAGGTGGAAGTATAAATATGAATTCTGCTGATATTCCTCAACGCAAACGGATGGCTATGGGTGCCAGTGTTAATGGTATGTCCTTGCCAACTAATAAAATGCCGAAAGGAGGCTAAATCATGGCTAAACAAGGTCTTTATGCGAATATTCACGACAAACAGGCTCGTGTAGCAGCTGGGACGATTGACCCAGACACTGGTAAAAAGGAAAAAATGCGTAAAAAAGGTGCAAAAGGTGCTCCGTCAGCTGGTGATTTTAAAGATGCAGCTAAAACAGCTAAGAAAGCTGAAGGTGGGCACATAAACCAACATAAACGCATGGCTATGGGGGAGACTATACTCTAAATGCAATTAAATAATAAGTTATTGAGTCAGCTGAAAGATCGGCAGACTGAATTTTCAGTTGAGGCTTTAAAAAAGCCACAAACTCGTGATATTTTTGAGTACGGGTATCTCGTGGGAACGGTAGCAGGGTTAGAAGAAGCTATCAATGTACTTTTAAACTTAATAGATGAGGAGAAACATAGTGACAACGACATCTGAGGAAGCGATAAAAGAGGCATTTCCGGAAGTAGATCCTGGAATACAGCCTTTTGGTAGCCGTGTCCTGGTTCAAATTAGAACTGCTAAAAGTAAAACAGCAGGCGGTATAATCTTAACTACTGACACCACTGATACTGAAAAATGGAATACTCAAGTGGCCAAGGTTATATGTAAAGGTCCTCTGGCTTTTAAGAATCGTAATACGATGGACAGCTGGCCAGAAGGAGATTGGTGTAACGAAGGAGAATTCGTTCGTGTAGCCAAATATGGCGGTGATCGTTGGGAAGTTCCAGTAGAAGGTAAAGACCCAGCAATGTTTGTGATATTCAATGATTTAGATATAATTGGAAGAGTCACAGGAGATCCGTTAAAAATAAAAGCATTTATCTGATAAAGGAGATGAGTAATGGCTGAAGAAAATGTAATGATTGAAGTTGACGAAGAAGAAGAGAAAGTAACTTCTGAAGAAGAAATTGTGGTGGTTGAAGAGCCACCTGAAGAACCTGAAAAGGAAGATGACAAACCTGAAGCTACTGCAGAATCGGATCAAGTAGACGATGAAAGAGAAGCCATAAGGGAACGTCGGCGTAAGGAAAAACAGGAGCGCAAAGAAAGGCGCGAAACTGCTATTAAAAGAGACAAAACTGAACTTGATTTTCTACGTTCAAGGAATGATGACTTAGAAAGGCGATTGACTGTTCAAGAAAAAAGAGCACAGCAATCTGAAGTTGTCAGTATTGAACAGCAAATAGCTCAGGCTAATAAAGAAGCTCAAATGGCTGACCGAGTTATTGCCAAGGCTGTAGAAAATAATAATGGTGAAGATGTAGCTAAAGCCATGAAATATCGCGATCAGGCGATGGCTAAAGTTAATCAATTAGCGCAAGCTAGACAGCACGCGTCTCAACCTACCCCACCGCCAGCTGTAGATGAAAGGACTATGCACTATGCTCAAGAGTTTATGAAAGAAAATCCTTGGTATGATGCACAAGGCAGGGATGAAGATTCTGCGATTGTAATGGCGATTGACCAAGCTCTTTCTAAGGATGGATATAATCCGCAAACCGAAGAATATTGGGATGAATTGAGACATAGGGCAGCGAGGCGTATACCCGAAAGGTTTGATGAAGATGACTATGAACCTGCAAAATCATCTACAAGAAAACCTAGAGGAGGTCCTAAAGTAGGTTCTGGTAAGGAACACGCACCTACTTCTACTCGTAAAGAGGTGTATATTAGCCCAGAAAGAAAGTCTGCGTTAATAGAAGCTGGTGTATGGGACGACCCTGTTTTACGTATGCGGTACGTTAAAAGATATGCTGCGTATGACAAGCAAAATTCATGATGAAAGAAAAAGCTTTACTTTTTCATTATTTAAAACTATAGTGAGCGATAATCGCTGAAAGGAGCGAGTGATGACAGACGAACGACTAAAGAAATCTGCAGACGAAGGACGTGCCAACCGTGCGATGGTAGACCGTAATACCACAGAAAATCGGGAGGTTACAGAGGACGAGCGGGTAGAAATGTTCCGTCAAAATTTATTTCAGTCCAGTTTACCGGACTTACCAGATATACCTGGCTGGCACATGTGCTGGCTAACTACGACTAATCCTCGTGATTCAATACAGCAACGTATCCGTTTAGGGTATGAACCAGTCAAACCAGAAGATGTTCCTGGATGGGAATATGCTTCAATTAAGACAGGTGAATGGCAAGGATTCATTGGGATTAATGAGATGCTGGCTTTTAAGCTTCCGATGTCTCTTTACGAAAAATTCATGATGGAAGCGCATCACGATGCACCTCTACGTGAAGAAGGTAAATTGACAGAAACAGCTGACTTCTTAGAAGATCAAGCAAAAGCATCAGGTAGTCGCATTGAGCAGGGCGATGGTAATAAGGGATTGGCAGAAGAAAGGCAGGGTCAATTTGATCTTGTCTGACGTGCAACAATCTATTAACCAAGGAGCTACTTATGTCAGCGACAAGTGCACCATTTGGTTTTCGTCCATCCTACCACAATAGTGGTCGTATTACGGCGAAAGCCTATGTAATAGCCTCTGGATATGCACAAAACATATTCCAGGGCGATCCAGTCAAATTGACTGATGCAGGCACCATTCAGCTTGCGACATCAGACGGTACTCGTTCAGGTACAACAGATGGTATCAAATTGTTGGGAATCTTAGCAGGTTGTCAATATATTGGATCAACTGGCCGTCCTGAACTTTCACCTTACTGGCCAGCTAGTACTGCAGGTACAGATATAATCGCATGGGTTTATGATGACCCTGAGACTATATATGATGTCATGTATACTAATCCTTCCTCTGGTACGACTGTGCAAACTGCAGTCGGTGAGCAATGTGATTGGACTGTAGCAAGTCCTGGAGGTTCTACTTCGGTAGGTCTTTCAACTACATCACTAACTGCTATCCAGGCAACTTCAGCTCAATTCCAAATCACCGGAATTGCGGGTGGGGTTGATAATGCTTTAACAGACGCTTATGTTACTGTCACTGTTCGTATCAACGAATCACAGTACAAAGCTGCTGTCAACTCAGTATAAGGGGGGACTAGACTATGGCTACTCCAATGCGTAGTACAGACTTCCGATCGGTCGTTGAACCAATTCTCAACGAAGTGTTTGACGGAGTCTATGAACAGCGTGCAGATGAATGGAAGGCGGTTTTCCGCGAGCAAAAAGGTATTCCACGTAACTACCATGAAGAATCAGTTCTTTATGGTTTTGGTGCAGCACCTGAACTTCCAGACGGCATGGCTGTAACTTATCAATCAGGCGGTATCTTATTTGTTCAGCGTTACCTCTACCACGTCTACGGTCTGGCTTTTGCCTTGACTAAAGTCTTGGTTGAAGACGGTGATCACATTCGTATCGGTCAGACTTACGCTAAGCACTTAGCTCAGTCATTGATTGAAACCAAAGAGACTTTAACAGCTAATATTATGAACCGAGCTTTCAACGCTACTTATACAGGTGGTGATGGAGTTGCTTTGAGTGCTAATAATCACCCGATTGTTAATGGCACTTTCAGCAATGTTCTTACTAATGCTGCTGCATTGTCTCAAACGTCCCTAGAGCAGATGCTCATCCAGATTCGTAACGCTGTTGACAACAACGGTAAGCGTATCCGGTTGACTCCTACTCAAATTGTAACTGGTCCTAGTAATGTTTTCCAAGCGGAAACACTATTGAAATCAGTTCTCAAGACGGGAACAGCTGACAACGACATCAACCCTGTTAAATCAATGGGATTGTTAAGTGATGGTCAAGCTAACCTTTCACGTATTACATCTAATACTGCTTGGTGGGTTCAAACAGATGCTCCAGAGGGTCTTAAGCTCCTCATGCGTCGCGGTTTGGAGAAATCAATGGAAGGTGACTTTGCAACGGATTCTATGCGTTACAAAGCTACAGAGCGTTATACGGTAGGCTGGACAGACCCTCGGGCTGTGTTCGGTACACCAGGAGTATAACATTGATGAAGATCCTCACCTCAAGTTTTTCTAGAGGTGGGGGTCTACTTTTTTGGAGATTAAATTTTGTATCTGACAGTGCTCCAACTGACGACATGCAGACAGATGCAAACAACTCGCATGTGAGGAAATAAAAATGAGTTCTACTACTTTTTCAGGTCCTATTAAAGCTGGCGGTATCCAAGCTACTACGGGAACAGACATTGGCGTTAATGTTGCTAATGTTGGTTCGGTAGTTATGGGTCAAGCCGCAAAACCAAATATTACTGGTGCAAGCCAACTTAATCAACGTATGGCAGTTGTACCTGCTAATTCTCAAATTGTTGACGTAATTTTAAATGTCACGACAGCAGGAAATGATGGCGGTGCTGCTACTATTTCAGTTGGAACAGCTGCAGATGCAAATGCTTTTCTAAATGCGGTAAATACCAAAGTTCTTGGCACTACTCATGGAACGCTAGATACTGAAGCTACTGATGTGGGAAGCACTGATTTAGAAGTTTTAGCTGATTTTACTGGAGCCAATGGTGACGGTACAACAGGCGTGGCAACAGTTACGGTTCTGTATTTACAAAACAATAACCTCTCTTAAGGGAGATCTGCCATGGCTGACGCAGTAACGACTCAAGTTCTTCAAGACGGTGAGCATTTATACGTAGCTAAGTTTACGAATATATCTGATGGCACTGGTGAAGATAAAGTGACCAAAGTTGATGTGTCTGCATTAAATCCTAATTCTCATGGTTTAGCGTGTATTGGAATGAAAATTTCAAAACTGTACGCTCAAACAGATGATATGGGTGTAGATGTTTACTGGGTTGGTAATCCTACCCCAGCAAACGATGCTCTATGCGTAACATTACCCAAAGGTCAATTATATGACATTCCTTATGAACCTGCTTTACCTTATAATGGTACAGGAGATATGGGAACTAACGCTGCTGGGGATATAGCCTTTAGCACTAGAGATGCCTCTGCGGGAGACACTTATACTGTTTTACTTTACGGTATAAAGGTATACGCAGAAGCACAACCAGGAGATCAACCATGACAATAAAATATGTTAAGGACTTTGATTTCCCCTCTGATTTCGGATTTACAAAATCATCAAAACCAGTAAAAATGTCTAGAGGTGGGAGTCGAAGCGGAATGAAAAATATCCGTGATGAAGAAGCTCGGGTTATTGGTGTTCAAGATGATGCTGCTGATGAAATGAAAAGAGTTAGAGCAAGAACTTCTAACGATTATCAAGAGCGTAGAGATAAAAAACAGCAGATGAATAGAGTTGCCTCTAGAGAAAAGAATGCTCGTGATGAAATGAGCAGACTTAGAGGCGAAGCTGAAAAAGAAATTAAAGCTGGCTTCTATGCAGCAGAAGGCGGTTCTAAAAAAGATTGGATTAAAGGTGCTGTAAAAAAGCCAGGAGCTCTTAGGGATTATATGGATGTTCCTAAGGGCGAAAATATACCTAAGGGTGCTTTAAATAAAGTGGCTGCGGGTAATCCTGCTAAAGCTGGGGGTCCTAAACCTTCTGCTAAAACTCAGCAGCGAGCACGTCTCGCTAAGACTTTTTCTAAAATGAAATAAGGAGACTCAGACATGGGTATGAAATCAAAAGGATATAAAAAGGGTGGCATGAAGACCAAAGGCTATTCTAAAGGCGGTATGAAAACTAAAGGTTATTCTAAAGGTGGACGAAAACAAAATTCAAACGACCGATTAGATGAATCATTAGGTATGAGAGACGGTAAAGAGTCGACTAAAACTCAGTCTTATGCATCTCGTCGTGATGAAAGTAGGGGAGCGTCTAATCCTCTATCTGGATTCAAAAACATGGGTACTATGAAAAATAACTGGGGGTAAACCAGTTTAAATTAGGGGGTCTGCTGTATCAGCAACCAATAATACAATAATGAGGTTGATATGGCTTATTCTGGCAACATTGCTGTCAAGACATTTAATGCCCTGAAAGTAGTTGATCATGCTTTCAGACGATGTCGCATGCCTGCGCAAGCCATCACTTCTGAAATGCAGGAATACGCATTAGATTCATTGTCTTTCTTTTTAGATGAGTTGGCAAATATAAAAGCACCAAGCTGGTGTATAGAAAAACAACTTCTTCCTTTTTACGAAAATAACCCCGTATCCACTTTACCTAAGGGTACTATTGACGTATTAAATTTAAACTTAATGACTCTCCAAGAATTAAGTGGAACAGTAACGTCCTTAAATACTTCTTATACAGTTAATTTCACTTCACCTACTATAGTAAATTTTATTGGAGTTAAATGGTCTGCCACGGCAACTTCATTGACTTTTCAAACGAGTCCTGATAATGTCACATGGACTACAGTGGGCACCTCTGACAGCAAAAATTTAACTACTGCAGCCTTGGCTACAGCAGGTGACATTGTTTGGAGTGAAATAGAGGGAGCATTATCAAAACAGTATTTTAGAATAATACCTACTGATGGTGCGACTACTATAGCGTATACTACCATAACTCTGGGTAACATGCCTTCATCAATACCCATGGGCGTGTTAAGCAGGGATAATTACGTTAATCAAAGTAATTTAACTTTTTCCGGAAGACCTACGAGTTTTTATTATCAACGTAATGTTGCTCAACCAGTAGTTAATTTATGGCCAGCTCCAGATTCAGCATCTGAAAAATATGTAATGACGCTGTGGAGACATCGTCAAATAATGGATACTGACAATTTACAGCAAGAAATAGAAATACCTGACAGATGGTTAGAAGCCATCGTAAATGGTCTAGCTGCCAGAGTATGTATGGAAACTCCTGCAGCGACTGCAGATCTTATACCTATATTAGAAGCGAGAGCTGAAAGAAGCATTCAAAGAGCATGGGATGGAGATAATGATGGTTCTCCGATACAAATTAATCCTGGTATAGGAGTTTATACAGCATGAGCTTGTATTTAGATCCTACAGGACAAACTACTTTTGGTATAGGTATTTGTGCGCGATGCTCTAAAAAGTTCTTTTTAGCTGAGCTCCATCCTGATCCTAATTTTCCTGGTTTGATGGTATGTGAAGCAGATAAAGATGATTATGATCCTTATTTACTGCCTCCTAGAAGACCTGATCAAATTGTACTGCCATTTAATCGCCCTGATACGAATATAGACACTCACCCTGCTGGTCTTATTCAAGAAGCTGGTGATGAATTCATTATTCAAGAAGATGGCGATAAATATTTGGAGATTGAATAATGTCTGATGTACCAAGTAATTTAATACCTAGTAGAGTAACGCAGCTCCCAACTGCCCCAGTAGCGTCTCCTGATGGACTTTTATTGTTCACATACCAAGGAGTGAGTTATCAGGTTCGCGCTGGGGATCTTCTTCAAGTTAGTGGAGTTCCTACGACTCGGCAGGTTATAGCGGGAACAGGCATGACTGGAGGCGGTCAGCTTACTTCAGACGTTACTTTAAGCATCGCTAACGATGGGGTAGGAACAGCACAACTCGCTTCCTCAGGAGCTACTCCAGGGACTTACGGTGATGGTGATAATATACCTGTCGTCACTGTAGATGAAACTGGAAGAATAACTGCGGTTACTGAAATAGCATCTTCAGGGTCAGGCACTGTCCCAGTTACGCGCCAAGTTATAGCTGGTGACGGACTTTTAGGAGGCGGTAGCCTAGGTAATAATGTTACTCTAAGCGCAAATTTTGAAGATAATGTACCGCTTGTAACAACTACTGGAGGATCGGCAGGTACATCTATTGAACTTTCTAGAGGAGATCATAGGCATCCTCCTGTAAATCTTTCTAATCAAGATGAAATAGATGGGACTCTTCCTATCGATCAAGGCGGTACGGGAAGATCTAATACATCCACCCCAGGATCTATTGCATACGGTGGTGGAAATGATATATCATTAGGACCAGTTGGTATTTCTGGTCAAGTTCTAATATCTGGAGGAACAGGAGCTTACACTTGGGGTTCAGCCTTAATTCAAACTGATCAACCTGCGAATGTGTTTTATGGAGGTCCTGTTTCAGGAGCGGCAGCGCCAACTGGTTTTAGAGCGTTAGTTAATGCTGACTTACCTGCTTCTGGAGTAACTGCAAATACGTATGGGTCAGCAACTGCCATACCAGTGATTACAGTTGACGCTAAAGGTGTTATAACTGGTGCGACGACTACTTCATTTCAAAGTGGTTTGAGTTTTCAGGGAACTTGGAATGCTTCTACAAACACTCCTACTTTAGCTTCAGGCTCAGGCACAGCAGGTTTTTATTACATAGTGAGTGTTGCAGGAACTACTAATTTAGATGGTGTCACAGATTGGCAGATAGGAGACTGGGCTGTATTTAATGGAACAGCTTGGCAAAAATT